ATGAGTATCAATTGAAAAATATTTTATTTTAGGTTGAGAATAAATACTATTAATAAATTCATCTTTTTGTTTGACAATAAACCCATTATTTTCATATGAACCACTATACCAAACATCTACTATATTAGTTACATCTATATTGATATCTTTGTTTGAATAGAAATCAAAAATTTGAGATCCACTTAATTCTCCATTTATTGATTGAGTAACATACCATGTTCCACCTCCAACAGAAACACTATCCGAATAAGAACCAGTAGTACCTGGGGAGAAAGTTCCATTTGTCCAAGTGCTACCACTTAAATAATTTTTCCAATTCCAACTAACTCCATTTGTAACTTCTGGGGAGTAGTTATCTTTACCTGTTCCCATATTCCAGGATTGGGATATGGGATATACATCTAGAGTTGTAGTTTGGGTTAATCCACTAACATCTGCTATGAAGCATCTTAAATTAGATTGCCATTGAGAACCAGATATTTTATTATCTATAGTATCTAAAATTTCATCTGTTGAGAATTGAATTAAAAATCTACTTGTTTGTGGGTCAGGGTTAGGAGATCCATTTACTTCAAGAGAAACTTCTAATATTTCATCTAGTCCTGTATTTTTATCAGGATACATTGAGTATAATGTAGCATCTTGAGTTGGAAATATTTTATATACAGCCATGATTTAATTTTTATAATGGTACTACTCTACCTTGTATATCAGCATCAGGATATCTTACTTCAAAAATCATTGGATCAATTGAAGGATAAATTACGTTATTTCTAGTAGCCCCAGATATATCATAAGCAAAATCTGAGTATCCTAAATTTGCCCCAGTGAAATTTAATATTTCTATATTTTTAACTGTTTGAACTCCTTCTATTCTATCTAATAAAATATATAAATCTCTTAATATTATAGGTTGATTTATTTGCCAATTATTTGTATTAAAATAGTTTTTTAAAGATGTTATACAATTAGATAAAACTTGATTATTTATAAAATTAGGTAATACTACAATATCAAAATTAATGCCTATATTAATAATAAATGCATCTTTAATATTAACAGCATCATTTATCATTCTATATTGAGAAAGATAAGTTACTAAATTTTGTTTTAAGGCTTGAGAAGCATAAATTAACTTTTTATCTAAATTATAACTTAAAACATATAAGTCTAAAATACCTAAATTAGAATTAAATAAATTATTTTGAATTTTAGTAGGTTCAATATATGCTTTAGCTATTTCACCATATTTGGAAGGCATACTTAAAGCTCTTACTAAATAATCATCTTGAGTAACATTTCGTTGTTGACTAGCAAAATTAGCAGAAGCATTTTGTCTTATTTCTTCAATTGAATCACCATCTCCTCCTCCATCAGCAGATGTAGGATTTGTAACAGCTAAAGAACTAAATATAGAATTTGCTAAAGATGTATTAGATATGCTAGGGTTCAAAAAATTAACTACTCCATTTAGCCTAGTTAAAGTATTAGCGTTAACATTAGCTCCTACCCCTCCCCCAGTTAAATATCTAAAAGTTAAAGTTGTATTTGATGGAGCTATCCCATATGTTTTAGTAAATAAGAAATTTGAAGGAGAATACGCTGTTGTTAATTTAGTTTGTTCAAATGGTAAACCAATACCAACATTATCTGGATTAGGAATAATATTCTCATCTGAGTCTGAGGTCATTCCTGACCCAAATTGGATTTGAAGAGTGGTTGAATTTTTAAAACGAGTTGTAAATCTATATTGAGTTTTTTTAAGCTTTAATAAATATGGAGCATCATTATATTGTGATAAATTAGGATCATTAACATTAGTATTTTTTATAGAATCATAAATCATTTCTTGACCTAAATAATCTACTTCATACCATTGATTGCCCTCAGAATCAATACAATCTAAAATACCTATTAAATTAGTATTATTTATTTCAATAGTTGGAAATTTAATTGGAGATCCAAAACTAAAATCAATAACATTAATAGTAGCTGATATTGCTTTTCTAGTCTTTTTTAATAGAAATGAAACGGGGTTAGATCCAGCTATTTCAAAGATAGTTACTTCTGTTGGGTCTCCAGAACTAGATACTGTAAAATCAATTGAATCATTTATTAAGAAAGAGGTACCTCCTATATCTGTAACCGTTGAATTAGAATTTATATATAAAGCATAATCAAAATCAGGAACATAAGTACCAGCTAAGATTTTAGATGGAACCTTTTGATAAAAATCTATATCAGTTGTAGCTACTCCAGTGACATTTGGTTTATAACCAAACATATATGCTAGTTCAAATAAATTATTTGATTGACGAGCAAACTGTAAATAGTTTTCTTGAACTTGATTATCTAAATAAAATGATAAAACATCACCAACATATGCTGCCATTTCAATAAACATCATGCCCGGGGAGGCAGGACTAAAATCATTATATGTAGTAGGATAATAAGTTTTAGTATAGTCTATTAAACTAGCTCTATATTCTGTAAAATCTTTATTTATATACTTTATATTTCTGGTGGTTGTAGCCATTATTATGCAAATGTTATTTCTACCTGATCTGTTAAACCGGTGTTAATTATACTATATGTGAGAGAAATAGTAATTTCATTATAATCAGGTTGTTGTAAAATTTCTAATTTTTCAATGTTTATATTATTAAAATAGGCTTCTAATAAGCTTTGTATGTCATTTTTAAGAAACTCTAAGTTACCTTTAGTTATTTGTTCAAAAATAAATGCTCTTAAATTAGCTCCAAAATTATTATTAAGATATCTTTCTGTTTTATTTGTTAAAAAGAAATTTAATAAATTATTTCTAATAGCATCTTTAGTAGTATATGTTGTAAAAAATACAGCAGGAGCATTAAAAGGTATAGATATACCTATACCTGTCCCAGGTCTAGTATCTAAAGGTGGTATTTGTTTTGCTCCAAAAGCCATTATTTTTTATTTATTAAATTCATAATCTGATCTAGTCCTAATTGTCCTTGGGGTAAAGAGCTACCCTCAGACATAGTATTCATAGGTCCATTTACTTTAAAATCTCCATTAAATCCAGAGTCAGGTCCTTGAGCCATACCATTTAATATATCCATATATGCTTGTTTAGTATTTCCTGGGGATTTCGGGAGAGAATTAGTATTGAATGATAAAGTTCTATCATCATTTACTTGATAAGATTCTTTAATAGGTTGTTTATTAGCTTTAACTGCTTCAAGTAGAATATCTTTTAATTCATCTTGAATTGCTTCTTTTACAGCTTCTTTAATAAGTTTTTTTAAAATATCAGTTTTCATCTATTATAAATATTAAAATTAATAAGCTTTTAAATTATTTTCATCAATTAATAATTTTAATTGTTCAATTAATACTTGATTGTTTGTAGTAAATGATAATGGAGTTTCTAATAATATTATATTTTGGTTATTTTTAGCTACTCCTTTTCTTCTATTAACTGTTGGAGTGTATGGTTCTTCTACTATTTCTAATATAAATCCATTATATGTTGTTTCGTTATTATTATTTTCAACTTGAGTATTAACTTTTTCTAATTCTAATAAAGTAGGACTTAAAGCTAATAACTGGGAAGGGTCTTGACCACATTGTATTAATTTGTCATCTATTGATTTAAGTAGATTTATTATTCTTAATAAAATTTGGTTAATAAGTGATAAAGCTAGTCCTAAACCTATAGATACACCTGATAATTTATCTAATGTTTTGGTGGTTCTATCTTCTATTTCTTTACTTTTATTAGAAGATATTATAAGTCTATTTCCAGGGTCTGGTGTGCCTGAGGAAGGGACAGGGACTATTGTAGCAGCTTGACTTTGAACTGCTCGTACTTTTGATATAGTGTTAATAACTGTTTTAGCAATACCTAATGCTATACCAACACCTGTTAATACTTTAGATAAAGCATCTATTGTTTTGGTAATCTTATTTAAAAAATCAACTATTTCATTTCTTTTATCTACAAGTTTTTTTAATTTATCTGGGGAGGGACATGTAGATGGTGTATCTATAGCGTCGCTGAGTTTGTCTCCTAGGTATTTAATACTTAAGCTTGTAGCTAAATTTATGATTAATGGTAATAAAACTCTTTTTAATTCACTACGTTTTTTATTTAAAATAATAGCTAATTTTTCTTGCCCTTGGGGTCTTAATTCTGGAGGGGTATTGTTTTCTACTATCTCAGGGGTAGTTTTAGAGACATCAGTAACAGTTTGTTGTTCTTCTTTTTTAGTTGTTTCTTCTTCAGTTTTTTTATTTACTTCTTTAGGAGTATCAATTATCTCAGGTTTTTCTTCAGGAGCTATATATGTTTCATCTGCTTCTAAAATTCCACCAGAAGGTGAATCTTGAGGAAGATCTTTATTAGAAACTAAAGTACCAACTACACCTTTATATTGAAATTTACTTGTATATTTATATTTCCAAACTTTGCCATCATTAGTGAATAAAGCTTGATCACTAATACCTTCACCTTCATTTATTAATATAACTGGGTTGCCTACTTCTCTAACATCTGTCCATTTAACATCTTTACCAGAATATTTAGTTATTATCTTTTTTTTAGCATTACCTTCAGCACCCCCTTTATAAGCAGCATAAGCAAAACCATCAGTCACTGGGGCATTTCCGTAAGATATTCCTTCTTCTATTCCTTCTATAGGGATGCCATCTTTAATAACTTTATTATTGTTTATATTATCTGGGGATTTAGGATCATCCTTTTTATAAACATA